CCCTCACTTCGGCCTGCACCTTTTCGGCTTTTTCCTTGAATTCTGCGATAGTCGGCGGGAATTTACACTCGCGCACCAACTTTACAACAGCCTGCTGCCCCGTCCAGAAGTCGATCTCCGGCAAGCAGGTCACCCACAGATTGATGGTGGGGCCGAGCTTTGCGATGCCGCCCTTGAAAACCTCTGCATTCGGATAGGCAAGGAGCATCACGGCGAATATCTCGCTCATTTCCTTGTGCGTCATAGGCTTTCCTCGCTGGCGTACATCTGGTGGAGCTGCTGCAGGTCGTCCATAGCACTCCCGCTGGCGCTCGGTCGGCTTCCGTTGCCGCCACGGATGCCCCAGCGTTCACGACTACACTTCCGAATGACAAGATTCCAGTCGCGCCACTTGTTCTTGTTGCCGTGCATTTGAGCGGACTCGTCTATGTAGTCGATGCAGCGCGTCAACTCTTCTTCGCCGAGGTCGTCGATCAGCCGGGCGTATTCCTCTTCGGTGAGCCGCACCCATCCATGCGCGCCGTGCTTATGGCGGGGGACCTCGGGGCGGTCATCTTCGGCGGCGTTATACTGCGCCGTTACGGTAGAACGCTCATTGTAGCGCGCAGCCAGGTACTCGCGGAAACGATCGTTCTTGACCTTGCGAATCTCGCCCAGCAGCGGCTTGTTGAGCTTTTCGGACGTCGACCAGTTGTATCGACACCAGTTAAGGATCAGCAGCTCCTTGGTCTGCGCGCTGTACCGAATGACATTGTGCGCGCTATCCAGGCGTTTCAGCAGGCGTTCCACGGTATCGTTGTTGTACCCTGTCTCGTTGGCAATTTGCTTGATGCTGACCTCGTAACAGCCGCAGAGATTGGTGTGCGGATTGGTCATGCAGTAGAGATAGATGTACCGATCCTCGGGCGTAAAGTCATCGACGACCTTGCTGTCCGTCCAAAAGTCCATGCTGATATTCCGATAGCTCGCCATAGTTTTCACCTCCTTCGGTGGGCTGTCGCCCGGTTTCCCGGGCGACCATATCAGAACGGAAGCTCGCCGTCGTCCTCACTGACTTCCGCAAAGTCGCCGCCGTAATCCGACGCAGGATAGCCTCCGGAGGACGCGCCATAGGAGGAGCCGCCCGGCGCACCGTAGCTCGGCCCCTGCTGGGGGTAGCCTCCCTGCGGAGCATAACTACCTTGCGGATAACCGCCGCCGTCACCGTCGCGTTTGGAATCCCCAAAGTAAATATTGTCGGCTACAATCTCGGCGGATCGGCGCTTGTTGCCGTTGTTGTCCTGCCAGTCGCGGATCTGCAGCCGCCCCTCGACGACCGCCATGCGTCCCTTGCTGAAATATTTGCAGACGAATTCAGCGGTAGTTCGCCAGGCAACGATGTCGATGAAATCCGTTTCCTTTTCCCCTGACTGGCTTTTGAAATCGCGGTCGCATGCGACGGAGAAGCTGGTCACAGAAAGACCGGACTGCGTACGCCGCAACTCTGGGTCGCGGGTCAATCGACCCATGACGATGATCTTATTCAGCATCGGCCGTAGCCTCCGGCTCGTCAGCGTTTCGCAGCACCAACATCTTCATGCGGTACAGCGCACTGCGCGCCTGCTGAATGGCGTCGAGAACTCTTTCGACATTGTAGCTGTTCTCACCCTTGATGGTCGCTTCCAGCACATCACGCTCAGTTTCGGCGCGGATCAGCTCCTCGTAGCGATCCTGCGGGACGAGGACAAAGCCGGGGTCAAGCATCAGGTCAGCGACCAGCTCAGCGGGGGTCTTTTTGGTATCTTCCATAACGGTCTCCTTTCGTTTCTTTCTCAATGATTTCGATGGCCTTGCGGCACTGGCCGACATCAAACATTCCGATGTGGGTCTTCTCCACGGGCAAGCCCATCTTCTGGGCAAGCCACGCATAGGCCGCGTTGCGATGGCCGCGAAAGCGGCCATACTTCCACAGAGGGTCAAATACGGCGTGTGCAGCCTTTTTCCAGTTCCGCAGTTCCGCATTGGCAAGGCGGCCGAGGGGCTTATCCGTCCCCTTATGCACACCGACGTATGCCATGCAGTTCCGGCAGAGATAGATTTTGCCGTAGCTCTTGCCGTAGATGACCTTGCTGTCGACATACTCAGTCTCTCGACCGCAGTAGTCACAATAAACTTTCCTCACGGATGCCATGCCTCCTTGTATCTGGCGATCTGCTCGGGGGTGTCGGTTTCGATGCCGACCTCCTGGCACTCGGAAATGATGCCGTCCAGAAAGACGCTCATTTCTTTCGTGGAATATTCGCTGGTGCCTTTGATCGCCCGGTAATGAATGAACTTCTTCCCCTCGACATAACCGACGCCGGTTTCGGCGTAGTGCCGCGCCACCAGCGCGGGAGGGACGCCCTCCCGCAGGGAGAACAGCACCTTGCACTCGTTTCCGGCCTCGTCGGTGTATGTCTCGCCGGTGCCGTAGCGCCGGAGCATTTCCTCGTAAACGGAGTCCTTGTCCGACTTCACCGCGACGGCCAGCTTCTCAATCAGCGACCATGCGTAGTTGTTCGCGTTGAGACTTCGGGGGATGACGCGCCTTTTGATGGAGAATGTGATCTCCTGCTCGCCGAGCGCGTCCCACAGCTTCTTGCAGCTCTCTCTGGTCGTGATGGTCAGCACGCTTTCTCCGGTGCGGGAGAACGACCAGTCTTTCAGCTTGCCGTTCATAGCGTCGCCCACTTCTCCTGGTATACCTGCATCAGATCCACCGCCCGGAGCCAGTCGAAGAAGTCGGAAATGACAGGGAAGATGCTGGGAGCGTCCTCACGGAAGTATGTTTCCGGCCATACATCGCGCCCGTTGCTGGCGATGTAGGTAAACTGCCGCGCTTCGGGGATTAACTCGAAGTAGGTGGGGTGCTGTGTGCTGGAAAAGAACTTGCCGGTGTCGTAGCTCTTGGTGAATTTGATGTCGATGATCTCCCCGGCTTTCAAGCAGTCCAGACGGCCATACAGAAGAAGGCTCATACCGCCGACCTCCACAATCTTCTTGGCTTTGTACTGGAGGACGCCACCGGCGCAGCGCCGGGCCACCTTTTCTGCGGCGGCATACCACGGATCGTTGGGATCGGCGCGGCCGTTGATGATGTCCGTCACCATGTCCTCGAACTTGATGCCGTTCTGCATGGCCTCCGTGGTCGGCGTCGGCTCACGGCGCAGCGTCTGCATGAATTCGCCCATCGGATCGCGCTCTGTCGTCATGTCCTCGTAGGGGTTTTCTTTCATGGTGTAGAGCCAGGACGCCAACAGGGAATGGGTCATCAGGTAGCGTCCCATTTACTCCGCCTCCTTTGCCTCCTCGGGCGCGGGCGTGTATTTCTTCAAAACCTTGTCGAAGAACAGGCCGCATTCCTTGATCTTTTTGTTCCAGAGAACTCCCAGCTCCTTGTTGGAGGTCAGCGCGTGCTTAATGGCCTGATATTTCGGCATGGCGGCGTTGGCGGTGTCGGCATCGACAATGCCGGCGATGATGGCCGTGCCCTCAACCATCGCGGCCTCGTATGCCGCCTGATCAACAGCGTTCTGCTCGACCTCGGCAGTGGCCTTGGCGTTGTACTCGGCGAACAGCTTCGTCAGGAAGTCGTTAGGGCTGGTCGGGCCGAGTGCGGGGATCTTGCGAATGCCGGAGATACCGCGCGTCCCCTTGGCGAAATACCTCTCGCAGTTGGAGAAGCCGATGGTGCGGTCATTGCCGTAAATCTCCACGAAGCCGCCCAGGTCCATAGGCTCCCAGACGTTGTTTTTCGTCTGGCCCTCGACCTTGATACGGAGGCGGGTGTTGTCGCCGTCCTTTTCCTCCGTGGCGTGGAACACGATGACGATGTTCTTCTGCAGCTCATAGAAGCAGTAGTCCATCAGCCGGACGAATTCCTTGCCGACAAAGCCGTAGCCTTTGAGGGAGAGGCTGCCGTCGCGCTGGCCATACTTCGGGTCTTTCTTGATGGCCCACAGGGACATCAGCGAGATCAGCTTGCCGCCGGTATCGAAAACCAGCGTGTCGAAGTCCTGAAGATTGATGGGGGTGAGATCGCCGAGGATCTCGTCGTAGCTCTGGGGCTGGATGTACGGCTTGCGGTAGCGCGGCTCGATGCGGTCGATACCGAAGTCAACGTCGATGTGCAGGGGATTGGGGGCGGACAGCGCCAGAGTGGATTTTCCGATGCCGGGATAACCGGCGATCAGCATGCGGATTTTCTTCGCGCCCTCTTGGATGTCATTCGGGTTTCTAATCATGGTGATAGCTCCTTTCAGTTGGTAGCGGCTTCGCGCCGCAGAGTGATGATTTCGTGGCACCGGAAACCGAAATTGCTTTCCCGGTACATTTCGGTCAGCTTGAACTTCTCCTCGTCATAGATGCTGGAGCAATTCACTAAGCCCTCGGTCTTATCGGGGTGATAGGCGCGGAATGCAGCACAGGCCGCGTGAGCGTCCGGGGCTTCGACCTCAGTCCAGCCGCCGAAAAACGGCTGACCGTCCGTGCCGTAGGTAAAATAGAACTTTGCCATTATCGCGCCTCGCTTTCCCACTTGATGCCGCCGCCGCTCAGACTGACGGCCATTGCGCCGAGGAATTTGACGTCATCCTCGTCCAGCCCGATAAAGTCTCTCTCGCCAGGCGTGGTGAAGCCTTCTTTGAGAATCACGATGTTTCCGACAATGGGATTTCCGTGGCGCACGGTATCGTAGAGAATGCAGCCGAACAAATTGAGCGGCAGACCGTGCAGCAGTCCTTCCTCGTTGACGACCATGCAGAACGGATCGGGCAGGCCCTTCGGGTGTACGACCTCGATCCATCCGCCGACAGCCTTTCCGATGGTCTCATAGGCAGGCTCGCCGAACTCCCTGACCTGCATCTTGTTTTCGGTAGTGATAACCAGTCCTTTCATCAATGCTCCTTTCCGGGGAAGCACTCCGGCTCCTCCCATGCGTCGGACTGCTTGATGCAGATATCGCAGCCGACGATATTCAAATCTTTGTCTCTGAAAATTTCCTCGCACTCTTCACCACAGACGGGGCAAATCGGGAAGGTCGGCTCCTTGCCGTCCGGGTAGCCGGTGCGCTCCATGTTTTGGATAACGGGGTGGTCTGGCAGATCGTAGTTCATTCGGTTTCACCTGCCTCTGCGATGTAGCGGCGGACGGTGGCGGTCCGCCAGTCCTGTGTGGTGGCGTAGCCCTCAGCCTCTATCAGCCGTTGCAACGCCTCGTAGTCGGCGGTTTCGAGCCTTGCCGAGATACGACAGGTCAGCCGGTGCGCGTCCTTTTTGACCGCTTTGCGGCCCTCTGCCAGCTCCGGCGCGAAGTGCGCGTAGAGCGCCGCCATCGCGTCTGGCCGCAGGCTCACGCCGTAGGCGTCTCCGTTCTCGCACTTGCTTTGAACGGTCTTGTCGTACTTGGGGTAGATGGCTTGTACCACCGCGACCATATCCTTGGCCGGTATCTGCTTGGAAAGCCGGAGCTCTCTCAACTCTTCTGCCACGGTAGCACCCCCTCACCTCTTGACTTCGCACAGAGCGGTTGGTAAACTGACTGTGGGTAAGCATTTGCCCGAGGTCGTTCCCGATGCAGCGGGGCGACCTCTTTTTTCGTTTCGCGGCAATCACAGGCTTCGCCCGGGTCATTATTGCTCCCGCAAAGCGGGCAAGTCCGGTAATATGCCATTCTTTCAACTCCCTTCATTTTGCGGATCTGCCTGCGCGTCTGGCTGCGGTTTTTGCGTCCAGCGCTTCGCGCCCACCTGGCTGCCGAAGTATTCCGTGGATCAGATCCAGCGTCGCTGCGGCGAGGTTGTCCCGTACAAAATCAGGAATCTCCGCCGTGTTGATATGTACTTCGTTCACCAGCTCGCTTTCCTCGGTTGGCGTAAACCTTGCGACCTGCATCGGAACCTCCTCTCTCCCATTAGTTCAAAGCTATTGAACTTCAATGGTAAAAAAATAAGCAGGAATGTCGGAATCGCCAATCTCCA